AATTGGAACTGAAGGAGCTACAATCCAAGACTTAACTCATGCCGTAACTGTAACTGATGAGTTTATGGAATCTATGATTGCTGGTGATAAAGATAAAAGAGCTGCTTGGGCAAAGGTAATCCAAAGGAGAGGAGAAATAGGATATCCTTATATTATGTTCCATGATACTATGAACAAAAACACTGTTGATGTTTATAAAGATAAAGGAGCAAAAATCTATAATTCAAATCTATGTTCAGAAATTGCACTACATAACTCAGAAGAAGAATCATTTGTATGTGTACTTTCTTCAATGAACGTACTACATTATGATGAGTGGAAAGATACTGATGCAGTAGAAACTCTAACTTATTTCTTAGATGCAGTTGTAACTGAATTTTGTACTAAAATAGAAGCATATAGAGATAATGGTACTATTGAAGGTAAACGTGCATTTATGTACATGGAAAAGGCTTACAACTTCGCTAAAAGACAACGAGCATTAGGTTTAGGTGTTTTAGGATGGCATTCACTTTTACAATCTAAAGGATTAGCATTCGATACTAAAGATAGTGCAAAATTAAATGTTGAAGTATTTAAATCTATTAAAGATAAATCATATAAGGCATCTGAAGAGATGGCACAAAAATATGGTGAACCTGAATATCTAAAAGGATATGGTAGAAGAAACGTTACTCTTAATGCAGTAGCACCAACAACTTCGTCAGCATTTATATTAGGACAAGTTTCACAATCAATTGAACCAATATGGTCAAATTGTTATGTGAAAGATGTAGCTAAAATGAAAGTAACTATTATGAATCCAATCCTTAAAAAATTACTTATTGAATTAGGTAAAGATACTAAGGCAACTTGGAATAGTATTAAAAAAGCAGATGGTTCAGTACAACATTTGGAATTCTTAACAGATGAACAAAAAGATGTATTCAGAACATTTGCAGAAATCAATCAATCATCTATTATTAATCAGGCAGCAATCAGACAAGATTTCATTGACCAGTCACAATCATTGAATATAATGGTTTCACCTGATATGCCAACTAAGAGTATTAATAAACTATTGATTGATGCATGGAAGTTAGGAGTAAAAACTCTATACTACCAACACTCAATGAACTCAGCACAAGCATTTGCTAGAAAAAAGATGAGTATTGATGATATGAGTTGTGCAGCTTGTGAAGGATAATAAATTAAAAATTAAAAAACAAAGTTATGATAGAAATTAAAAAATTCGAAGCAGATTGGTGTGGCCCTTGTAGGATGCTAAAACCAACATTTGAAAAATTAGAAGAATCATTTGGAAATTCGGTAAAATTTTCGTATATTAACGTAGATGAACACCAAGAAGAGTCAGCCAAGTATAATGTTCGTTCAATTCCAGTAGTAGTAATTGAAAAGAATGGAACGGAAGTTCAACGATTACAAGGTGCTCAATCGGAGTTAGCATATAAAAACGCATTAAACGATATTTTATAAAGAATGCCAATATTAAGAGGTCAAACACATCCATCAGCAAAACTAACGGATGACCAGGTTTTAGAAATACGAAAGTTATGGAAAATGGGCCATAGAAACATTAGGGTTATGGCTCGAAACAATAAATGTTCTTCAGCCAATATCATTAAAATTGTGAAAAATAAAACTTGGACACATTTAAATGAATTTTGGTCTGGTAGTTTATAAATACAATTAATATGACCGAGGAAAGAGAAATTGAAGAAATACTAATGGAATCTCACTCGTATGGTCTACGAGTTGAAGTGATGGACGAAGCATCTAAAATTATGGGAAGTATTCCAAAGATTAGAAGAGTCGATGCATACCATAAAGCATTCAATAGTATTATTAAAGAATAGTAAATTTTTTACTAAATAAAGGTTACAAATGGAATTAAATAAAATATACAATGAAGATTGTCTAGAAACTCTCTGTAAAATGCAGAATGAGTCTGTTGACCTTATTGTTACCTCCCCTCCATACAATAAAAATCATTGGATTAAGAACAAGAAAAAAACAAAAGGTAGCTTTATCAGAACGATAGAATATTCTACATACTCTGATAATTTACCACAAGAAGAATATATAGATTGGCAAAAAAAGATAATTTCTGAATGTCAACGAGTTCTAAAACCAAATGGTTCTATATTTTATAATCATATAGATATAATGTCTAATCATCTTACAATACATCCTAGTTTTGTATATGATTTTCCACTTAAACAAATTATTGTTTGGGATAAATGTGGAACTCCTAAAATAGATAAAACTTATTTCTTACCTTTTACTGAATGGATATTTTGGATTAAGAAGAACAAAGAATCAGTTCCTTATTTTGACCGAAACAATGCTCTTTTCAAAAAGAACATTTGGTCAATACCAAGAAGTCAAGAACCAAACCACCCTGCACCCTTTTCGGAAAAGATGGTAGAAAATGTAATTTTATCTTGCAGTAAAGAAGGTGACTTAGTTTATGACCCTTTTATGGGCAGTGGTACAACTTATAGAGTTGGTAGAAAACATAATAGAAATGTAATAGGAAGTGAGATTAGTGAAGAATATACTAAACTTGCTGAAAGTAAAGTAACAAACCACACATTCTTTTAATGGAGTTAAATGTAATTTATAACGAAGATTGTTTAGATACAATGAAACGAATGGATGATAATTCTATTGACTTAATAGTAACTTCACCGCCCTATGCAGATAGAAGAAAGTCAACTTATGGTGGTATTCACCCAGATGAGTACTCTAAGTGGTTTTTAGGTATCTCTAGTGAACTAAAAAGAGTTCTGAGTCCAAGTGGTTCATTTATACTAAACATAAAGGAGAACGTAGTAGATGGTGAAAGACATACCTATGTATTGGAACTTATAATTGAACTCAGAAAACAAGGTTGGTTATGGACAGAAGAATATATGTGGCATAAAAAAAATTCATTTCCTGGTTATTGGCCAAATCGGTTAAGAGATGGATGGGAGAGATTACTACATTTTACCAAAGAGAAAAAATTTAATATGTACCAAGACCAAGTTAAAATTCCTATTGGTAGTTGGGCAAAAACAAGACTTGAAAATCCAACTAAATACGACCAAGAGAGACAAGAATCATCTGTTGGTAGTGGGTTTGGTGTTAAACGAGCAAATTGGGTAGATAAAGACTTAGTTTTACCTAATAATGTTCTTCACATGGCATCCGAGGCAGGAAATAAATCACATTCAGCTGTGTTTCCAGAAAAGTTACCAGAATTTTTCATAAATTTATTTACTGAATCCAATGATGTAGTATATGACCCATTTATGGGAAGTGGTACTACTGCAAAGGTTGCATCACAAATGAATAGAAATTTCATTGGAAGTGAGATATCAAAAGAATACTACGAAGTATCTAAAAAAAGAATAAGTCATAATGAAAATGTAAAGAAGTTTTTTAAATGGAAGTAAATAAATTATATAATGGAGACATATTAGATATGTTTTCAAAAACACCAGATAACTTTATTGACCTAATTGTAACATCACCTCCTTATAACGTTGGTATCAACTATTCTGATTGGGATGACACGATGTCATATGATGGGTTTTTTCAATGGGTTGAGACTTGGTTAAAAGAGTGTTATAGAACACTTAAACCAGATGGTAGGATTGCAATTAATATTCCATATGAAACAAACTTTCAAGAAAGAGGTGGTAGAGTCTTTTTTACTGCCGATTTTTACGCAGTAATGAAAAAGGTTGGATTTAATTTCTTTGGTATGGTTGATTTAAATGAACCTGCATCCAACAGGTCTAAATCTACTGCTTGGGGAAGTTGGATGTCTGCATCTGGACCTCATGTATGTAATGTAAAAGAATGTGTTCTTCTAGGATATAAGGAATCTCATATAAAATTAAACAAAGGTGAATCTCAATGGGAATATGAGGAAAAGGAAGTTGATGGCAAATCTAAAAAGATTTATTCACAGGAAGATAAAGATGAGTTTTATGAATTGGTATTTGCCGAATGGAAATATTTCAATGATTCAAGACCATTAACTACTGCAACTTTTTCGGAAGATATACCAAGTAAAGCAATTAAAATATTCACATACAAAGATGATGTGGTGTTGGATTGTTTTATGGGAAGTGGAACAACTGCCCTTTCTGCAAAAAAATTAGGTAGAAATTACATAGGATTTGAAATTTCAGAGGAATACCACAAAATTTCAGAAAAAAGAATAGAGGACTATGATAGATTAGTTAGAATTGAAAAGAAATCAAAGGAATTCTTTGATTATTAAAAAATATTTCGTATATTTGTACCAAACAAAAAATTAATGTACCAAAACGCATATTACCAAAGACAAAAAAACCTAGTCCATATTTGGGATGATAAAAGAGGTTATTTTAATTTCCCATACACACGTTATGCATATGAAAAAGCAGATAGAGGTGAATTTACAACACTTTATGGAGATAAGGTAACAAAGATATATAAATTCCACAAAGATGACCCAGGTTTGTTTGAATCTGATGTAGCAGAAACTACAAGAGTTTTGGTAGATACTTATACCGAATCTGATTTACCATCTGAGGGTCACGTTACACTTACTTATGATATTGAGTGTGAAATGGAAAGTGGTTTACCAAATCCAGAAGAGGCAACTAACGAATTAACTTCGATTGCACTTCATGATTCTGCAACTAATCAATATTGGGTATTGGTAATGGATAAAGCTGGTGACTTAATAGAAAAAAAGACTGATAAGTGTATAGTAATACCTTTTAGAACCGAAGAGGAAATGTTACTTAAATATTTGGAGTTATATGAGATGATAAATCCAACAATTGTTACAGGTTGGAACATTGACTACTTTGATACACCGATGTTATATAATAGAATCAAACGATTACTAGGCGAGAAAACTGCAAATAGATTATCACCAATTGGTGAGTGTTTTTGGTCTCCATATCGTAAAAGATTTTTTATGGCAGGTGTATCTTATTTAGATTACATATCACTTTATAAAAACTTTACATATACTCAACTTGCATCTTATAGATTGGATTCAGTTGCCCAAAAAGAACTAAATAGAAAGAAAATTGAATATGATGGAAACTTAGATATTCTTTTTAAAGAAGATATCGAAAAGTTTATTGAATATAACTTAGTGGATGTCGAGTTAGTAGTTGAATTTGATAAAAAACTACAATTCATTGATACTGCACGAGGTATCTGTCATGCAGGACACGTTCCTTATGAAGATTTTGTATATTCATCAAAATATCTAGAAGGTGCACTTTTGACTTATTTGAAAAGAAGAAATATCGTGGCACCAAACAAACCTGCCGATAGACAAGAGATGATGGAAGCTCTAAAAGAAGAAGGTGGCGGCAAGTTCATAGGTGCATATGTTAAGGCACCTATTGTTGGAAAGTATGAATGGATTTATGACTTGGATTTAACATCTCTATATCCATCTATTATTATGACTATAAACATCTCACCAGAAACAAAAGTTGGTAAGATTGAAAATTGGGATGCCCAAGAGTTCGTTAAAGATAAAAGAGACAGTTGGATAATAAATGGTGATACCATTACACAAGAAAATTTAAAAATATTTTTTGAAAAGAGCAAATTTTCAGTTGCATCAAATGGTGTATTATATCGTACTGACAAAGTTGGTTTAATACCTGATGTATTAGACTTATGGTTTTCTCAGAGGGTTGAGTTCAAAAATCAAATGAAGAAATATGGAAAAGAAGGAGATACAGCAAAATACGAATGGTACAAAAACCGTCAGTTGGTTCAGAAAATTTTACTTAACTCTTTATATGGTGTGCTTGGTCTTCCTGCCTTTCGGTTCTATGATATTGATAACGCTGCCGCTGTTACCACAACAGGACAGACAGTTATTAAATCAACTGCTGATATGGCTAACATCAAGTACAACAAGGAGCTTGGTACTCCTGATGCTGACTCTAATATATACATTGATACTGATTCGGTATTTTTCTCTGCAGTTCCTCTAATGGATAAAAGATACCCTAATTGGAAAAACGAAGAACAAGTTGTAATTGCTGGTTATGTAGATGATATTGCAGGTGAAATGCAAGACTACCTTAATGACTTCTATGATATTCTTTCAGAAAAGGTGTTTAATGTAGATAAAGATAAACATCGATTTGAAATTAAAAAAGAATACGTTTCAAAAGCAGGTATTTGGATTGCAAAGAAAAGATACGCACAATGGATTATTATGAACAATGGTGTACCTTGTGATGAATTAGATGTAAAAGGATTAGATGTAGTTAGGTCATCATATCCAGCAGCATTTAGAGAGTTTATGAGTAATGTACTTATTGAGATATTGAAAGGTGATACTGAGGAACAATTAACTGATAGAATACATGACTTTAAGAATAGTTTATCAACAATGCCAGTCATTAATATTGCAAAAGCAGGTGGTGTAAAGAATTTGTCAAAATACAAACCAAAGAAAAAAGACCAAACTGCAATGTTTCAGTTTATGAAAGGAACTCCTGCTCATGTCAAGGCTGCACTTACATATAATGAACTGATAAAACATCATAAACTACAAAATCAATATGAACCACTAAAAGGTGGTGATAAAATAAAATGGGTATATCTAAAACAAAACCCATATGGTTTAGGTGCAATTGGGTTCAATGGTTATAATGACCCTCCTCAAATTATGGAATTAATCAATACCTATATTGATTATGATAAAATCTTCGAAAGAGAACTTTTAGGTAAACTAGAAGACTTCTACGGAGCACTCGGTTGGGGTGAAGTTTTATCCTCAACAAAAACGGCTGAAAAGTTTTTCTCTTTTTAGTTGGATAATTAAAAATAAATTCGTATATTAGTAAACATTAAAATAAATATTAAAAGTAAATTATGGAAAAATCAAAATTTAATGGATTCGTTAGTAGATATAATCTCGGTGGTGAGGTAGAATCAGTAATGATTAAATCCGAAAAAACAAATATGTCAGTAAGAATGATTTCTGATGACAAAACACTATTAGGAGATGTAACTGTAAATGATACAGATTTTCCTGATGGAGAGTTTGGAATCTACACTACATCACAATTAAAGGGATTATTAGGTGTATTGGATAATACAATCAAAGTAGAAGAAGTAACTGGTGCATTAAAATTCTCAGACAATGGAACAAAAATGCAATATATGTTAGCTGCACCATCTGTTATACCAGCAGTACCTGACTTAAAAGCACTTCCTCCATTTAATGTAGATATTACACTAGATAACGAGTTTGTAAACAAATTCATTAAATCTAAGGGTGCACTAACTGATGCTGATACATTTACATTTGAATGTAAAGGTGGTAAGGGAGAAATTATACTAGGATATTCTTCAATTAACTCAAATAGAATTTCTATCTCAGTTGATTGTACTTGTGAAGGTGATGTAAGTCCAATTGCATTTTCTGGTAAATACTTAAAAGAAATTCTTACTGCAAATAGAGGTTCTTCTAGTTCATCACTAAAAATTTCTTCTGATGGTTTAGCACATCTAAACTTTGTTGAAGGAGATTATGTATCAAATTATTATCTCGTGGAAATTAAGTAATATGGTAAAAGAATATTCAGCAGAACAATTACAGGTAAATTACGACAAGTTCATAACTTTTATAAACAAGGTATTTAGTGGAGATAGGTTAGAAAAACTACTTCATATGTACTCGGAAACTGAATTAGGTACTGAACTTGCAATTGCCCCTGCAAGTGGTAAATTACATTTCCATTCTGCATATGTTGGTGGTTATATAGACCATGTTATGAATGTTTGTAAAAACTCATTTAGTGTTAAAAAACTATTCGCAGACCAAGGTGGTTTAATTAATTTTACAGATGAGGAATTATTCTTTGCAGCATTACATCATGATTTGGGTAAATTAGGTGATGGAGAAATTCCACATTATATTCCAGAAGAATCAGACTGGCATAGAAAAAACCAAAATTCTGTGTTTAAGTTAAATCCAGATATATACTATATGGATGTAACTGATAGAGCACTTTGGTTACTTAATCAATATGGTATTAAGTACTCACAAAACGAAATGTTGGCTATAAAAATGGCAGATGGTTTATATAATGAGGCAACTAAAAAGTACTTCATAAACTACAGCCAAGGTGGTGAATTAAAAACAGAATTACCTTACATTATTCATTGGGCAGACCATATGAGTTGTAGAGTTGAATCTGGTGAATATAAAACTTGGTCAGATAATTATAAATCAAAATAAGTATGAAGGTACATACAAGTAATAAAAAATCAGTAGAAGATATATTAAATAATACTGTTATCAAGGGCCCTTTTTGGGATTATACATTAAAATATGAATTGGATAATACCTATCTTAATTTTAATGACTTAATTGATGATGATTATTTTAATATGCCTGAGTTTAAGTGGTCTGATTGGTTACTTGAAAAGTATGTATTTGATGTTAAATTAAATAATCAAGAAGAACGAGATGTCTTTTTTAAGGCATTTGACCGTAAACCCACTATATTAAGTTATATTCATCATGAGTTGGATGACCATCCATTAAAAGAATATGAGTATGAATTTACTCATAAAATACAACCTAAATATCCAATTTATGTGATTACAAAGGGTAGGTGGGAAAAAACTCTAACCATTGATACGTTAGAAGAAATGGATATTGACTTTAATATTTGTGTAGAGCCTTCGGAGTATGATAATTATATATCAAATCCAAAGATAGACAAAAATAAAGTTATTAAATTACCAGAAAACTTTTCTGAAAGAAAGCAAGGTGGTATTCCTGTTAGAAATTTTGTTTGGCAACACTCTATTGATAATGGACATAAAAAACATTGGATTATAGATGATAATATTGATGGATTTTTCCGTTGGAATGAAAATATACAAAAGAGAGTAAAAGATGGTGTTGTATTTAGAGTTATGGAGGATTATAGTGATATGTTTAAAAATCTTGGATTAGTCTCATGTCAGTATGCATCATTTGTACCAGGTATTGATAATGGTAGAGGTGCTGTAATTAGAAACACACGAACTTACTCTTGTATATTAATTAACACGGAATTACTTGATACACGATTAGACGAGAGGTGGAGAGGTACATATAATGAAGACACCGATTTAACTCTCAGAGTTCTATCTACTGGTGATTTGTGCACTGCAAACTTCAACTCACTATTATCTGGTAAACAAACAACAGGTACAATGAAGGGTGGTAATACCACTACTATTTATGAATTTGGTGAAGATAAAGAAGAAAATACGAAGTTTACTGGTTTACAAAAAAAGTTCGATGAGTTAAAAGAAAATTGGGGTGATATTATAAAGTTTACTAATAAGAAGCATAAAGATGGTAGACCACATCATCATATTTCTTATACTAAATTATTTAAACAACCTCTTATCTTAAAGGATGGTATTAAACGAGAACCAAAAGTGAACAATTATAATATGAAATTAGTTAAACAAAAATAAAATGGGATTTTTCGAACAAACAAATAATGAACAAGTAGATAATTCTTTGTGGGTTGAGTCTTATAGACCAACTACATTAGAAAACTATGTAGGTAATGAGCACCTTAAAGAAAAAGTAAGTGGTTATTTAGAAAATGGTGATATCCCACATTTACTTTTATATGGTAGAGCAGGAACGGGTAAAACTACTCTTGCCAAACTAATTGTAAAATCAGTCGATTGTGATTATATGATAATTAATGCATCTGATGAAAATAATGTAGAAACTGTAAGAAATAAAGTAAAGGGTTTTGCTTCTTCAATGGGATTCAAAAAATATAAAATTGTTATATTAGATGAGTTTGATTATATGTCACAGAATGCACAAGCCATATTAAGAAACTTGATGGAAACATTTTCACAGCATTGTAGATTTATATTAACTTGTAACTATGTAGAAAAAGTAATAGAACCAATTCAGAGTAGATGTCAAACTTTCCAAATCATACCTCCGGCTAAGAAAGATGTTGCAATACAAATTTCAAAAATTTTAGGTAGTGAAAATGTAACATATCAACCAAAAGATTTAGTTCCAATTATTGATGCAGGTTATCCTGATATTCGTAAAATTATCAATACTTGTCAATTAAATTCAATTAAGGGTGAATTAAAAGTAGATACAAAAAACCTGCTAGAGAATGATTATAAAATGAAAGTTTTAGATATTCTAAAATCGTCAGACGATAAGAGAAATAAATATTCTAAAGTAAGACAAGCTATTATCGATAGCAGGTCAAATGATTTTTCCGAACTATTTACTTTACTTTATGAAAAGGTAGATGAATATGCACCTAATAATACTGCTAATGTAATAATCACATTATCAGATGGACAAAACAAACACTTCAATGCAATTGATAAAGAAATACCAACTGCAGCAACATTAATCGAAATATTAAATTTAATTTAAGATGGCAAAAATAGTAGGAATAGGTGGTAATAAACCACAAAAAGCATCAGACCAACCAACACAAGGTGGTGGGCCTAAAATTGATTTAGGTAAATCAAATCCTGTAATTTGTTCACATTGTGGATATGATGTATTCATTGATGGTTCTAAATTCAGAAAGATTTCTAAGTTAGTAGCTGGAACTGCTCAAGATGTAGTAGTGCCAATAGAAGTTTTACTTTGTGGGAATTGTGGTGAGATATGTGAAGAGTTGCTATCACCACAACTTGCAGTATTAGAAGAATTAGATAGAAAAAAACAAGAAGATAAGGATAATGGCTAAAGGATTATTTGACCATATTAAGCAAATAACAAATGTACAAGACCCAAAGTATTGGGATAAACTAGAACCAGAAGATAAGAAAACATTTTCTAATTACATGGTACTTCGTTTTCTCTCAATGAAATATGAGTGGATTGAGACGATTGCAGCAGTACAACCATATCTTCAAGAAGCTCCACCTAAAGCAATGTACCTTGCATTAATTGATTTACTTCCAAAAGGTAGACATTTTATGAAGTATATGAAACCAAAGGGTGCTGATAAATATGAGGGTTGGTTAGTTGAGTTAGTTGCAAAACACTATGAAACATCAAAGTTACAGGCAGAAGATTATCTAAAAATATTATATTCAACTAGAACTGGTAAAGAAAAGATAAAACAATTATCAGAGGATTATGGTACTGACCCTAAGATAATAAAAAAATTAAAATTGAAAATATAATTGAAGAAAAGTTTGGTAATCCCAAACTTTTTTCGTATATTTGTATAACAAATAAAGATATTTATGGCAAGAGTAAGTTTTTCACAATATTCAACATATTCATCATGTCCTCGTTCTTATAAACTGAGGTACATTGATAGGTTAGGACAATCATCGGCAAACATATATACTATTTTCGGAACTGCCATTCACGAGACAATACAACATTTCCTTTCGGTAATGTATGGGGTTTCTAAGAAACAAGCAATGGAAATAGATACAGACTCTCTATTATTAGAGTGGATGAGAAAGGAATACATCAAAGAGAATGATAAATTAACTGAGGGTACTATTTGTACTCAATTAGAGTTAGAAGAGTTCTATGGTGATGGTAGAAGAATATTAGAGTGGTTTAAGAATAAATTAGAAAAGTTCTATACAAAGAGTGGATTTGAATTAGTAGGAATTGAAATTCCATTAAATGCAAAAATAAAAGAAGGTGTAAGTTTCATAGGCTTTGTCGATGTGGTAATGAGAGATTTATCCGATAACTCGATTATCATTATAGATTTAAAAACATCTACAATGGGTTGGAACAAATACCAAAAGGCAGATAAGTACAAGAATGCACAAATCGTTATATACAAAAAGTATTATTCGGAATTATTCAATATACCTTTAGACAAGATTAAAGTGGAATATCAGATTATGAGAAGAAAACTTTATGAAGATGCTCCATTCCCAATTCCTCGTATTTCAAGACACGTTCCTGCAAATGGAAAACCAACAGTCAATAGAGTGTATGGTGAGTTTATGAATTTTGTAAACGAGGTATTTGATGATGAAGGTAAGTTTAGAGATTTACCATATCCAAAAGTACCAGGTGACCGCAAGAAAAATTGTAAGTTTTGTGAGTTTCTAAGTAGAGGTCTTTGTGATGGTAAGGCTTAACGGAAAATAAATATCTATATACTTATATATATAAATACTAACAATATATACTATGAGTGTAGAAACTAAACTAACAACTGTAAAAATCATAAAAGGTGTTTATTCAAATTTTAAAAGAGTATCATTCGAATCGGATGTAACACTTCAAAAATTGGTAAACAGAACAGTTGAACGATATGTAAGCGATGATGGATTTAGAAAAGAAATGAATGAATATTCAAACCTTCAAATTTCAGGTTCGCAATTTTAAAAGAAAAAGTTATTTTAATAAGTTATGAGTAAAAAAAAGATTCTTCTCCTTTCAGATGATATGAGGATGAGTAGTGGTATTGCCACTATGAGTAAAGCATTAGTAATGGGTACTCTTAATGAGTACGATTGGTTCCAAGTAGGTGCAGCAATTAAACACCCAGATAAAGGTAAAGTTTTAGATTTATCGGTTGATATGCAGAAAAGAACTGGTGTAGAAGATGCATCGGTTAAAATCTTACCTTGGAATGGTTATGGAAACGCTGATTTGTTAAGACAAATTATGAATTCCGAAAAACCTGATGCTATCCTTCATTTTA